GAGAACGTCAGCAACCAGCCCGGCGTCCTTGATTTCAGCCAAGGCGCTTGCTATCTGCAGGTACTGGCTGTGTGGGTTATCAGCATCGGCATGTTTTTTCATTACGCTGTCTGTGTATGCCTTTACTTCGATAACGGCATCATCCACATACTTCCGCGTTGCCAGCACCACAGACGGGTCAATCTTCAGGGTAATGGCGTCGGTGCTGTTAATGATCAGAATCATGCGCACGGTCTGCGTTCGGCCGCTGCCTTCCTGCAGCGCGGGCTTGTAAGTTTCCGGCGTGTTGCACACCGCAATCAGCGTGCCATCGGCATCAAAGAGTCCCATTTCTCTGATCCAAAATCCTCCCGACGTTTCGGGGATCACCTGTTCGGCAATCATCTGGCTGGCGTTGGCCGGGTCAATGCTCAGCGTATTGATGGCGGCGCGGCGCACCTCGTTAACCAGTTTCGTCTGGCTGGCGTTCGGTGTCGGCAAGGTGCCGCCGCCATCGCCCACGGCCATCTGCGTGATATCCAGTTTTGTACCGAGTGCAGCGGCGTTGGCAATTTTCGACGCGCCCAGGTTGGTTACGATTGCATAGTATTTTTGTGTCATGGTCCCACTTCCATCAGGTCAATAACGTGAATCGCCGCGCCGCCATAAACTGCGCCGCTGACGGAAATAATTTCCGGGGTATACGGATAAACGGTCAGGTCATCACCGTCGTAGCTGGCCGCCGCTATAAGCGTTTCACCGCTGACCTGCAGGTTTATCGACATTCCCAGCAAATGACGGCTACACGGCTTCGCATCGCTGATCAGCCGCTCAAGTTCCTGATAGGTTTCTTCGGTTATGCCCTGGTCCTGCACGCCGATGTCCAGCCGGAACGTGCCGGGTGCTTCTCCATTTTTCCACCATTCAACAACCCGGATCAGGAAGCCGAACGGCTCCACCACGCGACGTATGGCGCTGATGGTTCCCTTGTGCTGATGGATGTAAAACGCATCGCTCACCACCTGCCGCTTGACGCTCTCCGCCCAGCTTTCGTCCCAGCGATCCACTGAAAACGCCCAGGCCAGATAAGGCAGAAAACTCACCGGACAGGTGGCCGGGTTCCACAGGTCGCGCAGCGGCACGTTCAGCCCGGAAATACCGCTACACGCCAGCGCTAAACGGCGCTCCAGCGCAGATGAGCCGGGTGGCATCAGACTGCTGTTGCTCATGTCACCCCCTGATCGCCCGCCACGGAAATGTCCGTACCGGTGCAGTAACCAGCCTGCGTGCGGTCCATGATGATGTCCTGCGCCGGTTCGGTGATTTCCACCCAGTCCACACCGGCCACGCGCATCACCGCCCCGTAAGACTCACGCCGCACGCTGCGGCCCAGCTTTTTCTGCTCGGTCAGGTAAGCGGCCAGCTTCGCGTTTGCCGCCTCAAGGCAGGGACCGGCGGCCACGCCGTCGAACAGGTGCAGCCTGGCCTTCACGCTGTAGCTGCGGATAGTCGCTCCCTGAACCGTCACGCGATCTGCCACCGGGCGCACGCTGTCTGCGTTCAGCGCGGTGTTCACTGTGGTCAGCAAATCCTCCGACGCCGTGCCGTCACCTTCACGGCTCAGGACGGTGATCAGCACAGTCGCCGGTGACGGGCTGATCGCGGAAACGTCCTGCACCCTGCCATCGGCGCTTTTTGCGTGAAACTCATATGCGCCCGTTGGCCCGGCCACGCTCAGCCCCTCAAACGCCTCCGGCACGCGTACGCGCAGCGCGTCGTCAGACTCCATCACCGCATCCACCGGCGGAACCGCGTCGGGATTCGCAGGCGTAATGGTCAGCCGCTTCACGTTATTGCGGGCGGCCTGCTGGTCCAGATCGCTGCCGATGGCGTAGGCCACCATTACCGCCTGCGCCGCCTCATTGATGCGCTGGCGCAACAGGATTTCGCGGTAGGTGTTTTCCTGCAGGTTTTTCACAATCGGCTCAGACTCCAGCGCCAGCACGCGGCGCATGGCAGCCTGTTCATCCGCCGGATAAAGCGCAATTAGCGCCTCTTTGCGCTCAGCCAGCAGCGATTCAAAGTCCGGCACCTCAATAATCTGCGGTGCGGGCAGCTGGGAAAGGTCAATTACTGCCACTGTTCACCCCCGTTGGCACAGACATAGCAACCGGCGAACCGTCATCACGTTGGCCGGTCAGCTCAACCACCATAGAGCCGTCAAAATCGCTGGTAAGGTTTACGGTGCTCAGCTTTACGCGAGGCTCCCAGCGGCTGATAGAGACATACACCGCCGCCATCACCTGCAGGCGGATCACGTCGTTCTGCGGCTGGTCAATCAACACGGACAGCAGCGAGCCGTAATCACGCCGGGCGATGCGGCTGCCTTCCGGCGTGATCAGGATGTCGCGCACGCTCTGCCGGATGTGCTCGATGTCGGTAATGGCTTCGCCGGTGTCGCGGTTCATGCCGAGGTACATCATTGCGGGCCTCCTGACATATCGCCGCCACTCTTAACTTTGTTGTGTAAGTGCTTATCAGCAATTACGCCGTTAGAACTCATTGAACCACCGCCGTGTGTTACATCGCCGTTCATCGTGGTGTCACCGTTGATCCGTGTCTGGCTGGCCTCTATCCCCAGCGCCTCGGTGATCAGCTGAATGCCGTCCGCCGCTTCAATGCGCACGCTTCTGATGTTCTTTATCAGCAGCTGGCCGGTTTCCGGCTCGTACTGAAACCAGCCGCCATCCTTAAACACGGTGGTGGTGCCATCTTCCGAGTAGTCAGGCGGCGGGAAGGCTTCGGAATAAATGGCAGGCAGCGCAAAGGCAGTTTCAAGATTGCCGCCCAGGCTCAGCAGCACGACCTGTTCCCCGACGGTGGGCTTCCACCATGTGCGGGTGTTACCGGCGCGAAGGGTGAGCCAGTTAATCCAGTTTGTTTCGAGGTCGCCTGTTTTCACCCGGCACAGCCAGTTCACCGGGTCCACTTCGGACACGGTGCCGGTGCGGATCAGGTTTGTGATAAGGCGCATGATTTCGGTGAGTTTTTCGTTCATTGAAAAAGGATGCCATCTATCCAATGAAACTAAGAGCATGTAAGGTTGTACTAAGGTTGGCACAAATCAAATTTATCGGATAAGGCTCATGTTACAGATAAGCAATGGCAATTTTTTCATTGGCGACAGTTTTAATGAAACAACTCACAGATCGCCTCTATATACCAATATGCAATTCTTCACAGATTCTTTCCCCCTTATAATTGGGAAAATATATAAATCAAATAAATTTCATGATAGCAATATTGTAATTGCAGAAGTTTTTGAGAAGCAAGAAACCCATGATAGTCATGGAAATTTGAATGTACTCATATCAACCTCTGGTCATGAAATGATTGATGATTTCTCATTGTTAATATCATTCTACCTCAACACTCTTTGCACAACCTCTTATATTCAAGCCACAGAATTATTAAGGAAAGGGCAAACCTCCCATAGACATATAGACCCAAGAAAATACATTCATAGATTTTTTGATGAATCAAACTTTATTCAAGATGAAGAAATGCAAGAACTGAATGATTTTATGTATAAGTTACTAAATACAAGTCGAAGTAGTTATGAAACTTCTATGAAGGCCATGCGTCGATATGTCACCGCAATGGCAAGGATTGCTGATGATTTCAACGCAGCATATGCCTTGCTAGTAGCATCAATTGAATCGCTGGCTCAATATCACACCAGTTATGAAACAGGCTGGCAAGATTATTCAGATGACAAAAGAAAGCCTCTTGATAAAATACTTAATACGATTGATGAGGATATTGCCAACCAAATTAGAAGAACAATTATTTCTCAAGAGCATACAGGAATCAGTAGGAGGTTCTATTCTTTTGTGATAGATGGCTTAGATGAAAATTTCTACAAAACTACTGATAGCGATAATTTTTCAATTATCGGAAAAAGAGACTTGGAGATAGCCATAAAAAGTGCTTACGGGATGCGCTCTAAATACATTCATACTTTGTCTTCACTACCAAGAGAAATAACACACCACCCAACTCTTAACTACATGACCTATGTTAATGAAAAACCGTTCCTGACCTTCAACGGTCTTGCTGCCATTTCTAGAGAACTGATTAAAAAATTTGTATTAAAACAAGATGAATGTAAAAAAGAAAAGATTGATATTTTATCAATCCTTCCAAATGTAATTACTAGTAAATGGGCGGCAGAGTATTGGATCGGTAATAAGGATGAGTATGTAAAAGGGAAGTACGATTTTTTCTTAAAAGGTTTGCTCGACAAGATAGAACTAATATTAAAAGGTCATAAAGGAATAATAATACCTGACATGCTACCTGTTCTCAGTAAGATCGAAGTTGAGATAACAAAGACAAAAAACAGCCTTGACAAATGTAGCATGTTAACCTTTTATTGGTTGTGCGCAATATATATAATCCCACGAGAAAAACTAGCTGAGTCAACATTTATAACTGATCACATTCAATATCTTCATGAAACCAACATCTATTCATTGTTAATGTCAGCAATTTGTAGTCAAGAGGATGTTAAAAATGCAGAATCAGAATGGGAGTTCTTTAAAGTTTACTCCTCAAAAAAATATAACATAAAAAATCTAGCGCTTTCAGAATACTTCGAGTCACTGATCGCCATGAATTTTATAGCAGCATTTTCTTTGTTGGGTAATGAAGAAAAAATCGAAGAAATTAAAAATCACATTGCTATAAACTTGCCCAATGCAAAAGAAGTAAATGAATTTATGAGAAATTATAAGTTCCCAGCAATTATTAAAGTGGTTGACCTCTATCCTAAAAATTTGATTGAAGAATAATAACCTTCCTTCAGTGTGGCTATATCAGTTATTTAGCCAACTAAGAAGAATATTCCTCACACTTTTTTCAACTTCGTGGTTAACTCCCAGCAGCGATCGTTCAGCATATTTCACCACCGGGCCGCGACGGCTTACCCTGTCGCGCAGTCCGTAATGATGGACGCGGGCCAGCTTCTGAACTCCTGGCACAAAGGCAACCTCAGCGAATTCCGCGCCCGCCTGCACCTTCAGATATTTTGCCGTTTTCAGCTTCGCGAACATGCCGCGACGAATGCGGCCTTTTTTGCTGCGGGCGCTGACGCGGCGCGGCTCCCATGCGGTGCCGTCCGGGGAACGCTGCGCGGTGATGTTCGCCTGCTGAATGCGGCGCACGTCTCGTGCCACTTCCCGCAGCATCTTTTTCCGGGCCGCCGGTTCCAGCTGCGACAGCAGCGCCGCCAGCCAGGCATCCACTTCATGCAGTTCAGCCATGATTCACCGTCCAGAATTCCTCCGGCACGTCCGGTTCCGGCACCGCCTCAATGCGGGCTTTACCATCCTCAACGGTTGCTATCACGCGCTCGGTCAGCTTCAGGTCCATGCTGATGTCGCAGCGGTCGTTTGCCAGAATATCGACCTCAAACGAAAACAGCCTTTCGCGCGCCTCACTGTTCTGCAGCGCGTCGGGCTGGTTTTCCCGCAGCCACAAAAGCACCGGGGCCATCAGCAGGTTCTGATCGCCGGTAAAGTCGGTGATCACCACGTTCAGCGTGTAGCGGTATTCCCACGAAAGGGATGCGGCAGACGTGGCGACCAGCTGGCCGCTGTCCACGAACAGGTGCAGGCGGTCCGGGTTGTCGGCCACATACTGGACCGACTTATTCAGTGCGCTGCGTAAGGACTGCGGCTTGTTCATCGTCTTTTTCCTGACAGCTGATGATGGTATCAACCTTACCGGCACATGCCGCCCAAGCGGCCTCCGTTTCGTCCAGCAGGGCCAGAAGGTCTCCGTTAGTGCGCGGCGCTGCTGGGTCCAGCTGGCAGCGGGTGATTTTCGGACAGCCACTCACGGTAAGATTCACCTCCTGTGAGAGCCGGTCGCTGGCGCAGCCGGACAACAGGATCAGGCAGAGCAGTATCACTCCAGCGGCGCAGGTCTTCATTTTCACGTTTCAGTTCCTCAATTTTTCGCTGCCGGTCGCGCAGCAGCTGGCCGTTGCGTTCGGCTGCGGCATAAAGCTGCGTCTGTGCCTGGCTGCTGGTCTGCGTCAGGATATTCAGGGCAATCAGCTGGCTGTTTTTCTGGCTCAGCTTTTTCCCCTGCGTTTCTATGACTGCCTCATATGCGTGAATCTTCTGATAGGCGTTGTGCAGGTTCCACGACTGCCACAACACAATCCCCACAAAAAAAAGAACCATCACGATGATGTTCTTCATGTGCTCAGACTCCTCTAAGGCACCAGGCCAGTTCACGCCCGCGCCGGTTATCCAGCCCCTGATTGAATACGCCTTTCACGTACACCCAGCGCGGCAACTGGTAACACGCCTCGCGCCACTGGCCCTTTTTCAGCAGCGCCACCATCGTAGAGCCGCACACGTTGCCGGTTCCCACGTTGAACGCCAGCGACACCATCGCGTCATATACCTGCTGCGGCATAGAGACCGCCACGCAGCGCGCCAGTGCCGCCTCAGTGCGCAACACGTTGGTAATGAAATTCCCCGCCGCCTGCCGTTCCGTGATGGACTTACCCGGCACCACGCCGGACGTGTTACCGATCCCGTCGGTCCACTTTCCCGCGTTGCACTGGTACGGCTGCAGGCGGCAGCCCTCATAGTCGGCAATCAGCCGCAGCCCTTCCACGGAGGTGTGCAGCAGCTGAAAACCGGGCATCGTGGCGGCCAGCGCCAGCACCACGCCAACGGTACAGCGTTTAACGGTTTGCAGATTCATATTCACTCCGCGTAATGCGCCCGCTTGCCAGCAGCTGGTAGGTTTTGTGTTTGTAGTACCAGCTGATAAGTGCCATCAGCAGGCCGATTAACACACCGGCCACGGTGGACATGTCTTTCAGGTCCATGCCGCCCAGCCACGCCATCACCACCGCAATGCACCAGGTTAAAAAGGTGCTGATTTTTTCCCACATGATTCAGTCCCAAAGCTGGACGGCCTGCACGGTGGCCGTCGCTGTCACGTCCGGCAACTCCACCTCCAGCCCGTGCGGTAAGAGGGGGCCGTGCTCCGCCAGCCCCGGATTTGCCTGCAGCACCTGTTCCGTCATGCCCTGCGTGCGCCCGTAGTGATGCCAGCAGAGTGCGTCCACCGTGTCATACTGCTGCGCACGCACTTTCATCAGATAAGCTCCACGGTGCAGTGCGGCATGTCCTGCACGCGGCTGATAGCCCAGCGCGCATCGCGCCAGAGATCGCCGCTGGCATCACTCAGTTCTTCGCCGCGCTTAACCGCTGTCGCGGTGGCGTCAAAGTCCTGATAACGCTCGTTCAGCACCGCGCGCGTCCAGCACCACACCGCATTTTCATAGTGATGCAGCCGCACGCTCACACCGGCCAGCTTCTCAGCCGGAACATCGGCCAGGCCGTTATGACCGGCCAGCTCCTGCCGCTCACGCCACGGGTAAAGCTCCGCGTTAACCTCCGCCATCGCGGTCAGCACCACCTGACGCAGACGCTCCGGCGTCACGGTGCCGTCAACGCGCATGACGCTTCGGAACTTCGCCAGATCAACATCCGGCCAGAATGAGTTGTTGGGGATAATGTCCGGCGCTGCCGTCGCCTTCTGTGGCGCGATAAATTCCATTGCTCTGTTACTCCTGAATAGGTGGGCGGTGGACGGGGTTTTGATGCGGCGCTGCCTGTCGCCACCCCGTGCCGCCCCGCGCGTGGGCACGTCCGGTTATCAGCTGGCGTTACGGATTTTCCGCTCCAGCTGCTCTATGTCTTTTTTAACGCCGCATTTCTCGTCCAGCTGCAGGGCGCGCTTCAGATGGTTCAGTGCGGACGCCGGGCTGCTTTCCGTCAGCACCCAGCCAATAGACTTGTGCAGGCGGGCGCGCGACTGATCGGGCATGTCGTGTGCGTCCACTACCTCCAGCGCCTCCAGCAGCAGGGCCGGATCAAAAGGCGTCTTCGCCAGCATGGCGGCCTTCGCCGCGTCGGCAATTTCTTCGGCCAGCACCGTCGCCGTGGTGCGGCTTCCCAGCGGCATCGCCCAGCCGTGCTTCAGCGCGTGGCGCCCAATCGCCAGCGCACCGGCATAGTCACCGGCGTCAACGCGCCACAGCATCACGTACATCAGCACGTCGTCCTGCTGTGCGCCGTCCGCACTCAGCACGCCCTCAGCCCACGCGGCGTACTTTGGCAGCACCTCCACCTTGATGTCGGCCTTACGGACGTTGGACTGAATGCCCTTGAGGCGGCGGCGGTCCTCGTTCAGCTGCAGCAGCATCAGGTCATAGCCCTTTGTGCTGCGGCCACTGCCGCCCGAACGGGCGGCCTCCTGTGCCTGAATAAAGCGCGTATGCGCGCGGAAAGGGTTGGTCACGGGTTACGCTCCGGCGCTCGGGTTGGCTCCGGCGGCGGTTGAGTCACCTGCGCCGCTCATGGACTTGACCACGCTGGCCGCCACGGCGGCGATGCGGGCAATTTCCGCTTCGCTCATTTCGCCCGGCTCTTTTTCCGGCTCCTGCTCCAGCAACTCGATATTTTCCACCAGGCAGGTGCAGTCGTAGTCCTCGATCACGTAAGCCTCGTTGACTGACTCAAGGTTTTCGATGCGGTCACGCTTCGGATTGTCGATGATGGAGCGGCGGCGCGTCTCTTCCTGCCAGTAGATAGACAGGTTGTCCAGGCGGGTGATCAGCAGCGCATTCGCCGGGAAGTACGGGGCACGGACCGCCTGCAGGCCGCCGATGCGCTTCTGGCTGATGATCAGATCAGCGGCCAGCGCTTCGGTGTTGGGCTGGCTCTGATTGACCAGCGGGAAATACTTATCAGCCAGCAGCTGGCGTCCGCAGATCACCACCAGTTCGGTGTCGTCCTGATACTGCACGCCGATTTTTTCCGACACCGCGCCCATCACCACGGCGTCCAGGTTACGGAACAGGCCGCTTTTGCCCACGGTGATTTTGTCCGACACCACCTTGCCGTCGTCACCGATGTGCTGACCGAGCACCTGCGCCGGTTTTTCCTGGCGGATTTTTTCCAGCCAGCCGATATTCACGTCCTGCAGCAGCGGGTTCTGTACGCGGTTGGAGGTTTTCTCACGCTTCAGGCCGTTGAAGCCGATCATGATGCGGTCCAGCGCCTGACGCTTCACGATGGCGTCACGGATGCGCACCTGGAAATCGCTGAACTTCGCCCACATGTCCAGCTTTGAATAAGGCAGCGCCGTGTCAAAGTTGGTCTGCGTGCATTTGTAGCCGTCGCCGTCGATGTAGGTCGGATCGGTCGGCTCGCGCTCTTTCTGGGTGGTGTCGGTTGTGCCCGCAATGGTGGTGCCGATCCCCAGCCCCAGCCGTTCGCCGCTCTGCTCACTGACAGGCATGATGTTGATGGCCTGCAGGAACGCGGACGACTCCTGAATTTTGCTTTCCAGCGTCTGCGACACGGACGGCTCAATGGTGAATTTGCTGTTAAGCGCGGACAGGTCAATCTTGTTAATTTCTGCCAGCACCGACATGTAAGCATTCAGCTTAAAACGGGTAGTATTTTTCATCGCTTCGCTTTCTCTGTTCGTTAAAAAGGTTTGACGCCGCTGTATCAGCAGTCGGTGCGCACTTCGCCGCCGCTGCCGTTACCCTGCGTGCGCGGGCGGACCTGCTGGCGGCCATCTTCCCGGCTCAGTTGCTGCTGCAGTTCGGTGAAGTCCGCCTGCAGCTGTTCGCGCTTCAGGACTTCTTCACCCAGCGCACTGCTGAAATGCGATTTCAGGCTGTCGGCCTGTTCGCTCAGCGCCGTTTCAATGCGCGCGCTCAGGTCCTGCTGCTCGGTGGCAATCAGCTCAACCGCCTGATGCACGTCGCTGAAGCGGGCCGCGTCGGTCTGCTGCTGTCTGCTGAACATCGCCTTGATGCGGGTAAACAGGGCGGGCTTTTCATCTGCCACGTCCTCAAACTCGATCAGGGTTTCTTCAGCGGCAGAGAAAACGTTGTCAGGATGCTGCTTGCGGTTTGCCAGCGGGTTCGCTCCGGCGCTGGCGCTGAACTGCAGCATTTCCGTGCCGAGGCTGGCCGGATCGTCTGTCACGGCCAGGCCAATCAGATAGGCCGCGCCGGTGTCCGCGAACTCCGGGCGGATTTCCATAGAGGTGAAGATTTTCTGCATGGTGCCGGTCAGCGTGACCAGCTCGTCAGTCGGGTTAATCAGGGCATACAGCCCCAGCTTGCCTTTCAGCGGGCCGTCGCTGATTTCTTCGGCGTCCAGCGCTTCCACTACGCCAAAGCGGCGAAAAGGGCTGTCAGGCGTGTAGCCCTTGATGTGCTCCATGTTGATCACGGCGGTGTACAGCTCAGGGCTGTAATTTGCCGCCATCTGCTCAAGCCAGCTGCGCTCGATGGTGCGCCCGTCCGTGGTGGCACCTTCCACCCCGATACGAAAACGCTTTGCTTTCTTTGCCATTGTCCAGGCTCCGGTCAGTAAAACTCTGTGAGGCCCTATGGTTGCGGCGTCGGGGGTATCGAAACAACGCGCGGACGTTGTGCGGGAAACCACACAATGCGGTATGGCGGAAAAGGAAGCGGCAGGGCCGTATTTTGGCTGCATGAACATGATACCCGCCCCCGACGACCTCGATCCCCGCAGGCAGGCTTTACTGCTGTACTTTCAGGGATACCGCATCGCCCGCATTGCTGAAATGCTGGGAGAGAAACCCGCAACCGTTCACAGCTGGAAGAAGCGCGACAGGTGGGGCGACTATGGCCCGCTGGATCAGATGCAGCTGACCACCGCCGCACGCTACTGTCAGCTCATCATGAAGGAGCAGAAGGAAGGGAAGGACTTTAAGGAAATCGACCTGCTGGCGCGCCAGTCCGAGCGCCATGCCCGGATCGGCAAATTCAGCAACGGCGGCAATGAAGCGGACCTGAACCCGAACGTGGAGAACCGCAACAAAGGCCCGCGTAAGCCCCCGGAAAAGAACCTGTTCAGCGACGAACAGATTGAGAAGCTGCAGGAGGTTTTCCACGGCTCGATGTTCGGCTATCAGCGCCAGTGGTGGGAGGCCGGAAATAAGTATTCAGTCCGCAACCTGCTTAAGTCACGCCAGATCGGGGCCACCTTCTTTTTTGCCCGCGAGGCGCTGATCGATGCGCTGACCACCGGACGCAATCAGATTTTCTTAAGCGCCAGCAAGGCGCAGGCGCACGTTTTCAAACAGTACATTATCGAATTTGCCCGTGAGGTGGACGTAGACCTGAAGGGCGACCCGATGACGCTCAGTAACGGCGCGTGCCTGTATTTCCTGGGCACCAACGCCCGCACCGCGCAGAGCTATCACGGCAATCTGTACCTGGATGAATATTTCTGGATCCCGAAGTTTCAGGAACTGCAGAAAGTGGCGTCCGGCATGGCGCTGCACAAGAAGTGGCGCGAAACCTACTTTTCCACGCCGTCCAGCCTCACCCACAGCGCCTATCCGTTCTGGTCCGGTTCGCAGTTTAACAAAGGCCGGACCAAAGCGGACCGGGTTGATATTGACCTCAGCCATCAGTCACTGGCCGCTGGCCGCCTCTGCGAAGACGGCCAGTTTCGCCAGATCGTCACCGTTGAAGATGCGGTGCGCGGCGGCTGTGACCTGTTTGATCTGGAGCAGCTGCGCACGCGCTACAGTCCCGAGGATTACCAGAATCTGCTGATGTGCGTCTTTATGGACGATCTGGCGTCGGTGTTCCAGCTGGCCATGCTGCAGAAGTGCATGGTGGACAGCTGGGAAGTCTGGACCGACTTTGAAGCGCTGGCGCTGCGCCCGTTCGGCTGGAAAGAAGTGTGGATCGGCTATGACCCTGCGAAGGGAACGCAGAACGGCGACAGCGCCGGATGTGTGGTCATGGCACCGCCAGCAGTGCCGGGCGGTAAGTTCCGTATCCTTGAGCGTCACCAGTGGCGCGGGATGGACTTCCGGGCGCAGGCCGATGCCATCAGGACGCTGACGCAGCAGTATAACGTCACTTATATCGGCATCGACTCCACCGGCGTCGGGCTGGGCGTATATGAGAACGTCAAAGCGTTTTTCCCGCAGGTTAAGGAGTTTGTCTATAACCCGAACGTGAAAAACGCCCTGGTGCTGAAGGCTTACGACACCATCGCCAGCGGGCGGCTGGAGTTTGACGCCAGCCACCTCGACATCGCGCAGTCGTTTATGTCTATCCGCAAGGCCACCACGGCCAGCGGCAACCGTCCGACCTATGAAACCAGCCGCAGCGAGGAAGTCAGCCACGGCGATTTAGCCTGGGCGACCATGCACGCGCTGGCAAACGAGCCGCTGCAGGGACAGGCGGCACACACGCAGAACATTGTGGAGATTTATTAATGAGCAAACGCAGGAACCGCACCCGCACGCAGCCCGTGCCGCAGCCGGATAACATGACCAGCGGGGCAGCGTCGGAGGCGTTTACCTTTGGCGACCCGATCCCGGTGCTGGACCGCCGCGAGCTGCTGGACTACGTGGAGTGCGTTATCAATGATCGCTGGTATGAACCGCCTGTGAGCATTGACGGGCTGGCGCGCACGTTCCGCGCCGCCGTGCATCACAGTTCACCCATCAGCGTGAAGTGCAATATTCTGGCGAGTACCTTTATCCCGCACCCGCTGCTGAGTCAGCAGGCGTTTAGCCGCTTTGCGCTGGATTACCTGATTTTCGGCAATGCCTACCTGGAGAAACGGACCAGCCGCCTCGGTAACGTGCTGAAGCTGGAGCCGTCGCTGGCAAAGTTTACCCGGCGCGGCCTCGATTTAGACACATACTGGTATGCGCACTATGGCATTAACACGGAGCCTTATGAGTTTGCGAAGGGCAGCGTGTTTCACCTGATGGAGCCGGACATCAATCAGGAGATTTACGGCCTGCCGGGCTACCTGTCTGCCATCCCGTCGGCGCTGCTGAACGAGTCGGCTACGCTGTTCCGCCGCAAGTATTACCTTAACGGTAGTCATGCTGGTTTCATCATGTACATGACCGACCCGGCGCAGAGCCAGCAGGACGTGGACAATATCCGCGGTGCCATGAAAAGCGCGAAGGGCCCAGGCAATTTCCGCAACCTGTTTATGTACAGCCCGAACGGGAAAAAGGACGGCATCCAGATCATCCCACTGTCAGAGGTGGCGGCGAAGGATGAGTTTCTGAACATCAAGAACGTGAGCCGCGACGACATGCTGGCAGTGCATCGGGTGCCACCTCAGCTAATGGGGATTATGCCAAATAATGTTGGGGGATTTGGTGACATTGAGAAGGCCAGCAAGGTGTTTGTGCGTAATGAACTCATGCCACTGCAGATACGCTTTGAAGAACTGAACAGCTGGCTAGGTGAGGATGTCATCAATTTTAAAGAATACGACCTTGATTAACCCAAAATCAACATTCTACAAAACTAGCAATTTATGCCCCTAATTTTAGGGGCATAAATCTTATGGATCTTCAGTAAGGTAAAATCTATGATTCTTATCTAAAAAAACAATATAGAAAGTGTTACTATCAAATGGTTCTTTTAAAACAACATCTTTTTGGCATGCAAAGCCTCTTGGAATAATGAATCCTACAAGCCTAACCATATTTTCAAGCCGAAATCTTGCCCATTGCACGTCATGGGGAACATGTTTGGGGTGTATGAAATCAGATTTTTCAGGGAATTTCCCATACACCTCAAATACTTTAAGGCCACCGCCACCGACTCTCTGATGACGCCAATAATCCAATGATGAGTTAGTATAGTTTTTAAATTTGTCGGCTAATTTTAATATTTCATCGTACGACCAATCAGAATAATCTTGGCCTGCCTCTTGAGTACTATCAAAATATGAGAAATTAAACTTGCACTTTTCAGTGATTTCTCCAGTATCCAAGCTAGTGTCAGGTATTTTTTTTAAGAAGTTAGCTTTTCGGGTGCTATTGAATTTGTTTCTCATAATTTCGGCACCCCACCAATCTTCCCTTCGTTATATATTGGTGAAATTGGACGCCCATGGCGTAATAAGTCCCCTCCAATTTCGTCTAAGCGGTAGCAAAAACATTCGTTATTTTCTTTATTAACAAGGTATGTTCTAAATTTAGTCAGTTTTTCAAGCACTTCAGTTATGTGTGATGTGAAAATAAACTGTGAGTTAAGTTTGTTAGTTTCATGAGACTCAAATAATTCTAGCAACTTTGGCAGAATAAATGGATGGCAATTCAAGTCAAACTCATCAAGAATTAAAGTTCCACCAAAGGTAAGTACATACCAATATCTCTGCAATTTTACATACAAAGATTTCGTGCCACTTGATTGATCAAATGATGTAAGAAAGTGATAATCGTCTACAACAGGATGACGGAAAAGAGGGTAGTATATTTTCTCGCCTTTTTCATCTACTCTTTCATGTATTTGAATATCGCTAATACCTAAGTCACTTTTTCTGATTATATCTTTCGCAAATTCAAATGCTTCCGGGACCCTATTATAAAACTCAGAGACTTTGTAAATGCTTTCAGAATCCTGAGAGAAATCATTCATTCCAGTATATATTACATTGGAAATACTTAAGGAAAAGAAGTCATAGATTTCACTTAACAAAGTGGATGGCTTAGAAAACTTATAATTATGAGCCGTACTTATTAATGATGCATTTTCCCGTAAAGAAATTACATCAACTTCACTTATTTCATCGAGTCTTTTTGTGATTTTGCTAAATTTCCTTTCGAAAACACAAATTTTACGCCCCATTTTATTTTCTGAAGCTGACTTAATTTTTTTTCTATACAATCTCTCATAGTGTACTTCTTCCCTAGACACTCCTAACTGATATGTATATCTATATTCGCCCTTTTTAAAATCAATATAAAACTCTGAGGGAGCTTTACTGTCAAAGTAGGGATCAGCTTTGATACTATCTGTTGGCCCCCTACGAAATGAATATGAACAGAAATCAAACAAAAAACCTAATGCTTTTAACACATTTGTTTTGCCAGCACCATTGGCTCCCTTAACACCTAATATTGTTGCAACTTCTCTGTTAAAGGAAACATCCTTAGGAACTCGACTATTAAGAATGAACGATACTTCAGCACCTTCTTTAAAACCAAAGTAATTAGAAAAACCGTACGAATAAATCATTATAACTCTACCTTAAAGACATTAATTTTTAGTACTCAACCTTAGCTACTACGCTCACACCAACATAGCACAATGTCAATTGCTATTCGACTTTCATGACAAATTTGTCATGAGTTACAACTTGGGGATCGATTGACACATTCCGTGTTAGAGCCACCTCATGCGCGCGCTCGTAGCCCCGCCACGCCTGCCCGCTTTAAGCAGCGGTTTTCATGCAGGTGCATGACATAAGCAAAAGCCCGCCAGTACTGGCGGGCCGGAGGGCTAACGATCCTTCAGGGATCATGCGGATTCATGCAGCATAGACATGCACTCATGCGCATAGAGTCAGAACAGTGAAAGGTTATTATCCAGGGATATGTATTTCACATCAGCCGGGACAGAATTTTTCACCGCCTGCAAGTATAAAAGTCCCTGTGAAAGAGAAACAGGGGCCGGGATTTCAAGCCAGAAAACACCATCATAAGTCCGGCCTAACCAGAATCCGCCGCCGTTCTCTTTTGGCCGCTGAAAGAAGACCAATCCGCCAGGCGCATAATCAGTCAGGCTTTCGCCCCGATAAACTACCTGATAATTTGAATCGCTACCGGCCATCGCCTAACGCCTCGCAAAGCTCGTTGTTCAACCTTGCCAGCGCCAAAAATGACTTTTGACGCCAGCAACGTTATCAGTATTGGTACTGCCACCTGTCGTCTTCCCATACTGCCTGCAGAATCTCAATGCCGCTCAATTTCAGTTGTTGATGACTTAGCTTTTCTAACTTCAGCCATTAACTCACCGGACAATTCAACTAACCAGTGAATAGCCATCTCTTTTTCTTCAAAATTACACGTATCAAATGCAACTTTTTTTAGAATAAAATCAATGCGCTGGAGTTTAATCTCCTCCAGAAGATAATCGCTCATTTGTCCTCCCTCGACACAACAACTGTATATGCGTACAGTATAGTATGAGTTATAAAATGTGAACTGTTTTTTAAGTTAAAATGGTCCTGTTCGCATAAATTTGAAAAATTTAATAGCTATTAGGACCAACAACTTATGAGAAAAGCATGCATCGAACTTCACTCTCCGCTGCGTACTGCATACCTCATTGCCGGTGAACGTGGAACCGGCAGAACACTGCTTGAAGTACGGCTTTCAGCCCATGACCCATTGGCACCCGATACGATCAAATGGCAAAAAGCTATTGCTTTATGCCAGCAGAAAGCAGCCCTGCTTAAATATGAAGTGACAGTTATTCTCGGACGGCGATTAGCTGGCGATATTTAGAGGCTACCAAAAGGGTAGACAGGCTGATTGCTACAGCCTTGCCTCTTGCAGTCTGCCCTTATCAAAAAACAATCGCATATTTGCTCCCGCATTAAGATTACATCCCTGTAAAAGCAGCTTAATTTCCTCATCGCTGCCATTAAAACCTCTGGCTTTTAGTTCCAGCTCTAACCGCCTGATCTGTGGCCCCGTACAGTTATTGACAGAACTCCAAGGGGCGGCAATGCCGCCAGAAAAACCAGCCTCCGCTGACACTTCGGCCAACTTAGCAACCTTTTCCCATTTGACAAGGCGCGTCATGACTTCTGAATCCGGTACCATCGGCGAATAGATACCCTGCACCCGCTGAACATCTTCGCCGTACTCATTACCCATTTCGGTCAGTTCATAGCAAAGGCGGATCACTAAATCCTCACGCGCAACTAACGGCCCGCCCTGTGCCATCGTATAAGACGCCCAGCAACTGGCAACGGAAGCGGCCGCCAGCACCGCATCCATCTGCTTATCTGGCAGACGTGCATCACCCATGCGGCGCAGCTCACGCCAGACAGTCACAGGCGCACCGCCTATCTGCTGAAACTGACGAATACGCCAACGTGAAGCCCATGCCGAAACAGCCTTAGCCATGTCGCGCATATTTGCGCCGGTTTCATCATCTTTTTCGCCTTCCATCGCGTAACCGTCGATGTTTTTTGAAATATATTTGGCGATATAGCCTGTAGCACTACCCTTCTCAGGGTCGATTGGTTCAGCATGAAATCGTGCTTTCAGTGCCTGCGGCGTGGTCAGTTCCCCGGGATCCTCTTTGTAAGCCTGCTCACGCATAATTTGCTGAACCCGTTGGACGCATTCAGGACGCATAAACAGCAGCATGTGCCAGTGCGGTGTGCCGTCGTGGTGAGGTTCAACAACGCGAAAGCCGAAGACATGAATATCTTCGCGGGCCAGTGCCGCGCGGATACGCGCCCATACGCGGCAGAGATAACGCTGGGTGTCGCGTGGGCTTGAACCGTTCCACTGAGAAACAAAGCCGCCCTGGCTGTAAACTGCGTGATAACGTGATGGTGCTGTGATTGTATAAAATTCACCTACGCACCCCGTTTCATTGGCGACATCTTCAAACCCGCGCATTCGTGTCATCAGTTCGCGGCGGCGTATTGCCGGATTGGACACGCTGCGGTTGACCATTTCATCCAGCGCAATACGGTCCCCCTCCTGATTGATGAGATCGAAGCGTTTGAAAAACTCGCGGTTACGTTTTTTCTGCTCAATCCATTCGGCCAGCGTACTGCGGGAAACGTAAGGTGATGCGGCTTTCTGTACCTGCCCAACCGCAATAGCCATGTGTTCACGCTGTAAATCTCGCATCTGCTTCAGGCGGCCACGCCACCATTCAGGAGCCATCATACGAAGCAGACCAGACTGGGCTTTGCGCAGAGGCAATTCACCTTTAGCTGAACAGAACTCTGCCCAGTAAGGTGGCTGCGTTCCTGTCAGCGCAGCCAGTTCAGCGATGTAACGGTATCCGGTAAGCGTCACAGCCAGTTCGTCCGCCTCATGTGGCATGGAGACCTTATCAACGAACTCAGCCAGACTTTGTGACAGGAAGGAGGCCACCTTATAAGCCAGATCGCGAATATCCTGGCGGTCCAGCGTAGGAAGGCGATCAAGCTGTCTGATAAAGGGCAGCTCAAACTGCGCCGCATCGTTCAGCCGGTAGCGACTGCGTACAAGCTGCAGACGCGGCAATACGCTCTGGCCGATGGTCTGGCGAAGAAACGCATTAGCTCGTCGACGGCCATGTTTTCCTGGAAGAATTTTTTGATAGCGGTCAGCGAAATACCCGGCCAGGTAGTCGGGCATATCATGCAGGTACTGGCTCCGCCACCCGTGGTCATCGGGGTTAGCGTTCCACAGCTTCAGCTCAGCCAAGGTCATGTCACGCGGCGTTCTGAGGCCATAATTCTCACGCTGCATTTTCAGGGCAGCGTGATAGTCACTATTAGACTCAGCAGCGTTTACGGTAATATCGGTCACATTGAAGCCATATGTTGAAGATGGCGGACAGCAATAATCTCCGCTGCGCGCTTACCCTCTCCGGCAGCTACGCCAACAGAGCGGGCAGCTGCGACTTTTGTCAGGTCAAATTCGCGGTAGATGCTGCGGGTAAAAAGTGTGTCGCTGTTTGAAACGATGACCTGGTTACGCTCAGAGATACCCAGCAGGATGCAGGCCAGCGAGTGCTGATCATCGTCGCTGAACCCTTCGGTGTGATAAGCAGTGAATGTGCCGTGATACGGCGGATCGCAGTACACGACATCACCGGCACGGACCATGCTCAGGGTTTCGCTGTACCCCAGACATTCAAAAGTCGCGCGCTGAGCCTTTGCGGCAAACGCTTCGATTTCGGTCAGCGGGAAATATGGCTCTTTATAATTGCCGTAAGGGTTATTGAATTCACCGCGCTTGTTATATCGGCAAAGGCCACGATAGCCATGGCGGTTCAGGTAGAGGAATTGTGCAGCACGCTCCAGCAGTGGCAGCGACGCGGTGAAATTGAAGTCATTGCGAACCTTATAATAACTCTCTTCAGTTTTATTCTGATTGAAGAGCGAGGCCGCCACGACAATAAACGGGCGCGTATGCTCTTTAACCTGGCGATAGAGGTTAATCAGATCGGGATTAACATCCGCCACCAGATAAGCCGGGTAATCAGTATTCATCATGACCGCACAGGAACCGGCAAACGGCTCAACCAGACGATCACCTGCGGGCAGGTGCTTAATCAGTTCAGGCATCAGGCCGGACTTGCTGCCGGCCCATTTCAGGATGGTTTTCATAATGCCGCCCCTTTGTAATGCACGCTTTTCAGCTCACTGATTTCTTTGCAGGTCACGCAGAGGGAAACGCCCGGCAGTGCGCGGCGGCGCTTTTCCGGGATTTCTTCGCCGCACGACAGGCAAAAAAACTCACTCGCCCCTGCAGGGCGGTGAGTAGCGTTAGCCAGATTGCGCGCCAGTTCTTCCTGCACGCGCTGCTGTACCATATCCATTGAATCAGCCATCAATGCAGCTCCTGCGCCTGGTTCTCAAAGCGTTCTGCTTCTTTGTCCAGCAGCTCGATGATTTCCGCCGCTGACATTTCCTGCTGGCGGGCATGAATTGCCAGTGCGGCCAGGCGGATAGAAACGGACAGAGCATCGTCACTGCGCTGCTCAGTTTTTGCCTTGCTCAGCAGGGCATTTAGCGCGTCGTCATCAGCTTTAAAATTACGGGTCTGGATATTTCGCATTTCTCTTTCTCCTGAATTCGGGCAAAAAAATGCCCGGCGGGTTTACGCCATTTAATTTCGTTGGGTTAATTAATTAGGTAACGTCAGATTCTTTGGAAATAAACTCACGACTGCTTTTAAGTGATTCATTGCACTAATCAGCGCCTTAACTTCGTCACTCGTCAGTTCACTGAAATCAACGCTGTGACGTTCTTTGCTGATATTAGCCAGGAAGAAAATTGCGCTCAGTGCGCGGCTATTCTGTTCAGCCTGATGATCACGCTTATTACGCATATCTGCGATGAAACGTTTGAGTTCATTGCTGCAATCACCGTACATCATGGTACGAAGCGCAGAGATATGATTCAGCGCACTTGCGCGCTGCCCCACGTTCATCTGAACAGTGATACTTTCAGCTTTGTAACCCATAATTCTTTCCTCTTGCCCGTTAATCCTGCCAGCAGTTCGGCCTGTGAAATTGCCGGGTGCCAGCGCCTGCCCTTCTCTGCCACAATCCAGCCGTGGCCGTAAGCTTGGGACGGGCTTTGCCGCTTAAGAAGCGGTGCCACTGAAAAAGCCATTTCTCACACCATCCCGATTGATGCACCGATACCGCTTAACACATCGGCAGTACCTGACAGTGCAGGGTTAGAATGCACTCGGGACTGAACCGCCAGTGCTGCAAGAGTCAGGCAGCGGATACCGGCTTGTACGTTCTGCACCAGACCACGGCGGCAGGCAGTTGTTAATTGCTCCTGGCTGACCACACCGGCAGCCAGCTGCCCCACTTCGGCAGTAGCCTTCAGGACATAAGCAGGCAGATTCTCATGCGCCATTTCGTTAACCGGCACACATGGCAAGCACTGCAGCTGCGCCAGCGCGCCGTCAATCAGCGTTGCGTCTTCGGTCAGATCGGTCAGCAGCAGCATTTCACGAACGGTTAACTGGTGAACCTGCTCCGGGTTGAGTTTGTTACGTATGGTCTGTGGATTCAGCCCGGCTTTATTAGCCAGCTGGATAATGTTGTGCTTCAGTGCAAACGCCCGGCAAGCATCATCAAAATGGCTATGTGTAGAAACTCGAAAATCAAACATGCAATCACCCTTCCCTGTTCCGATAATGCTATTGAGTACTTTTTAAGGAATTGCGGCTCAATGACTTGGAGACTTTGGCTGCTTGTTGTCCAGCCTCCTGATAAGAACGGATTGCATCTGCGCTTAGCGCCACAAGATTAATTAGAACTTTTTCGCGCTTGCCTTCTTTGCCAAGACGATGACGAAAAGGAGACAAGCGGCCATCGCCCAGCATCAGATCAATGGTGCTCATATCAAGGCCAGTAGCTTCGCTGTAGCGCTCCTTGGTCATGTGAGGGACCAGAAGCGTGATTGAAATGTTGTTTTGCATGTTGCACTATCTCCGCAATTTGCCGATTAAAATCGAACCTAATCTAATTAGCGGTAATCACACCCCCGAACCCGCTGACGACGATTAAAGTTCAATTTTGTGATCATGTCAATTCAGATCTTGCGAGAATGAGACCAAATGAATTTTACAACTGGCGGGCAGGAAGTCGTTCACAGGCTACTTGATGTTTACAAAGTTAAGACAAGACAAGCACTCTGCGAGATTCTGGGCGTATCCAAAAGCACTATGGCAACGCGCTATATGCGCGACATGTTTCCTGCAGATTGGGTTCTGCAAGCGTCTATTGATACAGGTGCGAACGTTGAATGGATTGCATTTGGGACCGGAAATAAGTTCTCAAACGAGAACCACATTGCTATCAAAGTCCCAAGTGTTGAACTTATAAATGGCGACCTGACCCCGCGCGAGCACCTTTTCTTCGACAAAGAGCTTTATCCAGAAGAGTTAGACTCCCCCTGCGTACTCTTTGCTGGTAAGGGCAGATACCTTATGGATAACGATGCTAAGGAAATATGCGATGGGCTGTGGCTAATGGACATTGATGGCAAAAAGTCGATAAGAGAAGTGATGCGCCTACCTCAGCAGAAAGTGAGAATTTCCAATGAGTCAGGGAGTTTTGACTGTCCTGTGGCTGACGTAGAGTTTATTGGATTTATCTCTTTGGTGATGCGTAAAGGCTAACTATGAGCGTGCGGAAACTTTCTACAGGGAAATGGCTTTGTGAATGCTATCCACAAGGACGCGATAAAAAGCGAATCAGGAAGTCGTTCCCGACAAAAGGAGAGGCCGTTGCTTATGAACAATATGTAATGAACGAATCAGCAAGTAGGCCATGGATCATTGAAAAAACCGACAAGCGAACTCTTTTAGAACTAGCTCAGCTTTGGTATGACCTGCACGGGCAGACTTTATCGTCGGGTTTAATGGTTTTCCGAAAACTGAAACTTATCGCTAACGCTTTGGGAAACCCCCGAGCCACCGACTTCACTGCAAATGATTTTGCTCACTATCGCAAGATGCGACTGAGTGGGGAAATTTTTTTAGATAAGCGCTTTCCCTATGGTGCATCAAACACCACTTTAAATATGGACCACTCTCATTTGAACAGCATGTTTAGCGAACTGAGCAGGCTTGGTGAATGGTCCCTACCCAATCCACTTGAGAAACTAAGAAAGTTAAGCACGACTGAGCGTGAAATGGCTTGGCTTGATCAGGAGCAGATAGAGCGTTTGTTAAATATCAGTCGCGCAGAAGTCGATTTGAATCGCGTAATAAGAATATGCCTGTCTACCGGCGCACGATGGAGCGAGGCGCAAAACCTTCGCAAGTCACAACTAAGCCCAAACAAAATCACTTTCACCAATACTAAAAGCAAGAAAAATCGTACGGTGCCGATCTCGAAAGAGTTTTATAAAGAACTCAACAGCATCAAGAAAGAAATCATGTTCGATGACTGCCATTACAATTTTCTGAGGGCAATCAAAAATTCATCTATTCACTTACCCAAAGGCCAGATGACACACGTACTGAGGCACACTTTTTCTGCGCATTTTATGATGAACGGCGGCAACATTTTGGTACTTCAAAAAATCTTAGGGCATCATGACATCAGTATGACGATGAGATACGCCCACTTTGCCCCTGAACATTTAGAAACAGCTATAAAACTTAATCCAATAGCAATGGCAAAAAGTGGCGGCAGATTGGCGGCAGAGGTTAGTCCTTATTAACCCTTACTAACCTTAAGCGAGGTTGTAAGTTACTGTTAAACATATAAATAACTGTTTTTGCTAGGTAAATATGAAAATCGGTCTTTTTTACGGTTCCAGTACCTGTTACACCGAAATCGTAGCGGAGAAAATTCGCGATTTTATTGGCGAAGAGTTAGTGACGCTGCATAACGTGAAAGATGACGACCCACGCCTGATGGAGCAGTACGATTTGCTGATTATGGGCATTCCGACCTGGGATTTCGGTGAGTTGCAGGAGGACTGGGAGGCGATCTGGCCGCAGTTGCCCGCGCTGAATCTGCAAAACAAGATTGTCGCACTGTATGGCATGGGCGATCAGATTGGCTATGGCGAGTGGTTTTTAGATGCGCTCGGCATGCTGCACGATTTGCTGCAGCCGATGGGAGTACGTTTTGTTGGCTACTGGCCGCTTGAAGGCTATGAGTTCACCAGCCCGAAACCGCTGAGTGCAGATGGCTCGCAGTTTGTGGGTCTGGCGCTTGATGATGTGAATCAGTTCGAGGTCACCGATGAGCGCGTTGAGCAGTGGTGCGAGCAGGTGTTAACCGAAACCGCAGGACTGCTCTGA